AGGGGGCTTAAGCTGCGCAAAAGAGAAAAACTTGGTTTTATCCACCGGGCTGAACCCAATTGTCAGTTCAAACAAAATTACGTCCACCCGTGGTGGTTCATTTATTTGACTGTTGTTAAACAATCAGGACTGTGTTTGCGATTACACAGGGACCACCCAATGGGTAGATATAAAAATCAATCACATAACGGATCTATTAAATACGCGTATGATAAACTAAGTGTAGGTTATTTTTGTTAAAGCTGGTGCACCGACTAAATAACCAAAAGAAAAATCGTCAGCGGCAGCTTGATAAATATAAGCTCCGCCAAAAGTTGCACGGGTTACACCTCCTATAGAAGCACCTGAATCCTGCTTAGCTCGAATTATAGGACCATATATATTATCTTGATAAGTAGAAAGAGGAGTATCTAATCCTTTAGGATCTTGAGAACGACGCAAATATATCAAATTGCGACGAACCAAAGGACCATCAATATTGGTAAGAGTGCCTTCACTAACTACAGAAATAGGAATAGACGAATAATAAGGCACTTCAAATTCTAAAATGTTATTAAGATCAGACGGCACAGAATGTTCAAAGCGTTGCATGTTATTCATTGCAGTAAAAGCATTTAGTTCAGGTTTAGAAACTATTCCATTTTGAATAATATCAGTGCCTCTAACAGCAAGTGTAGGTAAAGTTGACCGATTTGGCAAAACACTAATACTATCAGCAGAAAGAGAGTATGGAATAATGGACCCACTAGCAGTAGAGGCTTCAGCAAAAGAGGAACACCGTGTCTCGAGAGAGGGTATAGAAACAACCTTATAGCGCACTCCACCACGATAAAAACGAAACAAATAAGAAACGCGATAAAGAGGGTGTGAAGAAACAAAACGAGTCATAGCGTTCAATCGTTCAGTAGAAAATGAACCATCAGTCGAAGATCTAGATATAGGATAAACAATACTTTGCACATTGTCAGGAGTATTGGAAGCTTGACCAAAGTAAGCAGGATCCAAAACAACTTGATTAAATAAATATGTATTTGAAATGTGATCGACTGCTCCAATATATGCTCCAAGGTCAGAAGTATTACCTGTAAGATAAGGAAATGGTCGAGAATAATTCATAAGGCAAAAGCGTTTAATAACTTGGCGTAAGTTGGTAATCTTTTCACCAATTGATAGTTGCTCAAAACCAGTAAGACTTAAAGGAGGAGCTTCAAAAACCTTAACACTATCATCTTTAACCTGTTCATTATGACTAGTACCATCAGAAGTTTCATTAAAAATCTGTGCACGAGGAAGTTCTTCGGTATCTAGAAGAGAATCTATATATGCTCTAGATGTAGTAGGATAGGTATATACAGCATAATTACCAAAATTTGGAACAGCAAAAGCAATATCCTCAGCACCACTAATCCACAGATTAAGAGAAACAGTATCAGTAACGGAATCACTAGCACGACGTAAACCAGTTAAAACTTCTACAGTTACAAAACCAGTCATGAGTTCTTCCTTTCCTGCAAATGCCGATTCCTTGCCAACTTCCACATGTTTCCATGGAACATTAGAAACATATGGAATAGTAAAAGTTACTTCAGAAGAAACGGAAAGATCAAGAATCCAATTATAAGCATTTTGAAAAGTGGAAGTGCTTGTAGCACCAGAACTAATACCAGCATGATAAGTAATACGCAAGCGTCCAGTATGAAAAGCAGTTTTTGCCACTGTTAATCTATATGTTAAACCTCCACGCCAAAAACTAAACATAGAAGCTAAATAAGCCAAAGTTGAAGGATATATTTGTCCAGAAGTACCTACATATTTATTCTCAACAATACCAGGTGCAACAGGAAATGTTTTTAAAATTGTTGTAGAACCTTGAGTAGTAGTCCATGCAATATTATCTTGGAAAATACTAGATTTCTTTGCAATATACACTATATCCATTTCATCTACTTTACTGGAAAAGACGCTATCTGAATAAGTAAGACCATTATCAGGCATAGCTGCAAGTTTAACTGAGTTATCAATTCCATTAGCATTAGTATAACCTTTGGCAGGAATTGCTGCATATGATGTCAATTTCGACATATCAGTAGGTTATTCCAACCAAATGTGGAAGCAGCACCAGAAACAGCAGAAGCAACCCAATCAACAGTACGTGCAGCAGAACCAAAAATAGGCATACTCCCTAAAGTACGAGCAGTAGTTGAAACAGAACTAGAAACTTCACTAACAGATTTAGAAGTTGTAGCTGATTCTTCACTACCAATTTGAGCGCGAATAACACTAGGAACAGTAGCAGCAGAAGAAGTAGGCATTGCAACATCAATATCTTCAAACCATGCATAAACAGAATAAGAAGCACCACTACCAGTAGCAATACTAGAAGCACCATCACTAATAAGATTTAAAGGAACAATAAAACATTCACCCATACTGCCCTGTGTGCTAACTAAATTATAGTGAGATAATGGGGCGCAATAAGGGATTTTAATTTCAGCGGGCGAATTAGAAGCTAAATCTATTTCTACACCAGGATATCCAGTAATATTTGGAAAGTATATATCTGTGCCTGGAGTAAAAGTTGTTCCCAAACCAACCATTGCTTTCCTATTACATGTAGAATCAAAAGGAGCGAAAAACATCCAATAACGACCGCACATAAATGGAGTAGCATTAATCAAAATTCGAACACACACATTTGCACGTAAATAAGCAAAATAATTCAATTTATCTACAACATTGGGAGATTTTTGGAAAATCACATCAGGAAATTTAAATTTAAAACCACCCAATTCAGAAGAAGAAGGAGCATTAATAAATTCACCTTGTTTAATTAAAACGGGTCTAGCTAAAATATCTTTAATTGAATGCATTTTAGTTTCATCACCCATAGTAATCCATTATAAATCTTTAGATATCATAGGCTTAGAATATTGCAAAAGTGTAGAATCATCAGCAAAAGTAGTCACTTGTTGTGTATCCAGAGTATCAGGAGAAAGATTTTCTGTTATTGTAGCGACTTCTTGAGTTTACTAACTTGTGAGGTCGAGTCATACTTCTCACTTTAAAGCGCCGGATCAATAGCCTTTATTTACAGTGGCACACATTGATCAATAGACTGAAAGGTCTCCACTTGTTCAAAGAACAACCTCCCATCGGGCTTTGCTGCTTGTGTCGTACGGCGAATGACAACAAGCCCCTGGAGGAGGATTTAAGAGGCAGCCACTAACCCTTGCATCTTTACAAGCACCGAAGTTCGGTATTCATAAAGAGTCAAGAGCTGTGGCTGTTGTTGCATGGTAGCTCCAGCAACTTGAAATTTTGGAATCCATTTCTTGAACACTTCATCCGAATGCAAACTAAGTTCGAAAGCAGCCGTTTGCATATTTTCACACGTTTTGTCCTCAATGTCAAGATCACCTCTTACCCAATTTATCATTTCAAGAGTGGTATCAAGACCCAAAGGAGCTCGATACAAACCACTTCTATCTCGAAGAAATCCTCGCTTCAAGAAGCTAATATCTCCTATGGTTCGAAATGGAACAAGTTCACCACTCTTCGACTCATCCGTGTACGTCATACCAAAAATTGCATAACCCTCAGCAATAATAACCTGATTGAACTGATCTATAATTGCATCAGAAATATTCACGATGTTATCATCTCCATAGGAAATCATTGCAACATGTTCACCAAAAGCTTGCATATTGCGCATTTCAACAGGCATTTTAAGAAGCCAAACATAACGCATGGAAAGGGAATTATAGATAGAATTAATGATAGCAGTCAAGGGACATCCAGAAGGCTGAGAATGAGTCCACATATACACACTATTTTCAAAGACATGAATTGAATTGACAATCTCGACCCAAAGAACCTCTCGAACAAGCATATTCTCTTCACCATCATTGTAAAACAAATTGATAATGTCAAGAATTGCCCAGAGAAATTCAATGACAAGAGTGCCATCAAAATTGGTGAAGTCTCCAGCAATGACTTTCTTACCTTTGCTCTGCATACGCTCTGCAATGTGATGCCAATCCATAGAATAGACATTGGTACCTACCGCAATTTCGTTATCAATGCGGTTGCGAGCGCAGTGGGCAGCAAAGCCGAGAAAGTATTTACGAAAAACCAACGTGTAACACATTGGTCCTGCAGAAAACACTCTCGTCTTCGCCTCTGATATTTTCTCCAAAGGTCGACGTTCATCTTTCAAGGTGTCAGTCCAAACAGTTGGTGTTCGAATTCCTTGTTTTGCATTATTTTCAATGCGAATCATTTCATCCTCAACCTCTTTTGGAAGGAGATACTCATCACTTCCTAACCACTGTTGTTTTCCTTTTCCTTTGCTAAAACGAACAAGAGGATACCCAGGAGATGTAGTTCTAGTTATACCTGGGGCATACTCATCCATTTCAATCCCAGCAACAGCTTCCATATTGGTAAGCACTCTTCTGTGATCTGGAAGGATGTTATCTGTCAGAATACGAGCCACATCGTTGGCGCAAACCTCCAATAGTTGATTGTTAAGTGGCGGAGGAAGACATCCAGCTTTCTTGAGTCCCTTCATCAAAGGATCGACAACTTTCCCATGCAATTTCACCTTACGTAAAATACTTGGAGCAGTCGTTGCCTCAGTTACTAGTTCAAACACAGCACTCTCTTTCAATTTCGTCTTAACAGGCCGGGGAATCGGATAAAGTGGTTCACCAATTGGTATGAAATTACCCTCTGGAAGTAAAACTTCTGTAGTAGAATAATTAAGTAAGGGATCCATGTCAAGCTGAATTTGCGATCGAATGGGTATTTGCTCCAAAGTGGCAAGAATGTCCTTTGCATTGATAGGAGAAGCATATCCAGTACCAGTACCACCAGCAATATGGACGCCCATGATTTTATGTTGTATAGATTTTCCAATTCCAACCATAATGCTTCCACAATCACCAGGAGCCGTTTCAAGTGCATACTTGTAATACGAGCGAATGCTCAAAGTTTTATCGTTCTCATCAAGGTATTCCAAAGGTTTATCCAAAGCACAAGCCTCTCCATACTTCAAAAATACAAAAGATTTGTGACTCGGATTAACAAGAACAATCGGAACTTTGCGCATAGACATGTCATGAGATGTTGCCATATGTTTAACTATATCTAACTGCATTGGGAATCTTCGAGGAAATTCAATGAGCATCTGATCTTTGGCAGCTTTATCTTGTCCATACACTTGATAGCAATGCAACTCAGACACTGGGAAGATCATCCCTTCAGACATTGTTGGGCTACTGAGTTCAACATGAGTATTTTGTTCAAGATAAGGAAGAAGATGGGCAACTGTAAGTCCAACACGTCCCCGAATCATCACAATTTTTAAAGCATGCGGGAATTTCACTCCATCTCCAACAGCAATCGTATAAATGTTACTCAAAATCTTCAGAAACTTCATGAGCAGCACGATCACTACGAAATTGCGACTCAACAGTCACTTTCTTTTGTTTTTGTGTATGCGGATCCCCAGAAGTTGTTAATTGTACTCGAAGAACCTTTTTCCGGGTTTTTGGGTCTCCAGACGCTGCAAGTTCAACCTTCAATTGGTGTCCAAGTCGGCTCTCCAGAAGTTCATCCAATTCAGCATCCGTGAAAAATGATGTTAAAGTTTTAACGTTTTCTGCTTCTGTACAGACAAGATTGGGATCTCGAGGAAAAATTTCAACATTTTCCCGTCCATAATTGTACGCTGCTTGCCATTCAGGAGCACATGTACCACACATAGGCAAATCGTTCAAACTATCTCGAATTGTACTAATTTCATGAGCATGCTCAAAAATCTTCCCACATCGCACACAATGATGTTTGTGGACAACTCGTTTCCCAGGTTGTGCTTCTAAATTCGAATGGAAAAAATCCGACACTTCTTCTCGTTTCACTCCCATCCACTTGTACAAAGCAAAAAGTAAGAGAGGAACAATAGCGGCAGCAGCACACAACAACGGATGTTCAGACACAATCTTCTTTGCTTTGTCCAACCAAGATGTAGCCATTTTCTTATACTCTTCAGCATTACGCTTCAGAAGAACCAACATCGGTTCAGGAACTTTTTCCTTAACTTCGGCAACAAGAGAAGCAGAGATCAAGGTAAGTTCACAATCATTGCCAACTTCATTCACCAAAATTCGACCTGCAAGATCAGCCCAAACAGTACGAGTAGAAGCATGTAACTGAATCAAAGTAGACCAACGTATGGGATCTATTATAAGTTCATTCTGCTCTATCCAAATATCATTTGCCAATCGGGTATTGAAAATGCGTCGAAGCTGTCCAATGTTCTTAACGATATTTATAACTTCGTCATGGGGTAATTGACTCAATTCTCGTGGTGTTTTCATTTCAAGATGTAAATTCGCCAGATCCATTTGAGCAAATTCCACCGGATCAATAACTCGAGGTTTAAAGAAAATGCCCTTAATAGAATCCCAAGTTGGTATTCCAATTTGAGCAACAGGAGGTCTTTCTGCCATCTCTGCCAAGAAGTCATGCATTGCCGATGAAGCTTTAAATTTAGCTTCATATTTACCAGCAGCAAGCAATACGAGGTCTTTGAAAGAAATACGCTTTTGTTCATTAACGAGGATTGAATCTCCATTGATTGGATCCTCCAAAAACACATCATAGACATCCTCATGCATATCTTGACCAAACTTAGCTCTAACCTTGTTTCGATCCAAAAATCGCTTTCCAAAAGAATTTCTGTCATATCTACAAAACTCAGGTTTTGCTTCAATCCGGGCATTGACATCAACACGGCGTCGAAGAGCATCAACACATGAAATAGATTTTGGAAAATAGGAATGAATTGGTGTGTTTGATGTACAAATAACAATCTTGGAGTTAAAACAAGTTGAACCCTTGTCACTCAATTCAGCCATATGGAGCGGCAACTTTGTCAAGTTTCCAGTCCTGATGATTTCCATGATCTCTGTATTTGGATTTGCAGGCGAATCAATCACTTGGAAAATATCGTCAAACAGACACACACGTTGATTTTTGTATCCATCCCAATATTCATTTTCCGCCATTCGAGTGTAAATTTCTTGTGTAATGTCAAGTTTACCATTCACATCACGCGGAATTCCATCAACTTTAAGAAGTTCAGTCGCAAGAAAGTACATCAAAGCGGACTTCCCCTGTCCAGACTCTCCAGAAAGATAAATTACTAAAGGTTCGTGTCGAGGACCACCTGTAAAAGCGCTAGAAGATCCTGCTTTCTCATAATATTTACGGAGAACCTGCCAATGAACATTAAATGGTTGCATAAGTCGACGCTCCATCTTCAAAGCAGTAGCTTGTTGGACAAACTGAAATCCTTGACGATAAAGTTCTTGAACACGAGCACACAAAGCAGGTTCTCTTTCCAATCGATCAAAAGTTCCAAGCTCAACAATTTCTTGAACATCAACAAACCATTGTTGTATCCCATTCATGAAAACTTCAAGTTCAGCTATCTCTGTTGGAACACCATACTGGGCTTGGAAAATATGAGACACGACCTTCCCAACAATTTTCCCAATTCCATCAAAAGCCGTGGATGCACCACGAACAGCACGTCCTAAAGAATCTACAGATTTCATCATTGAGCTAATTTCGGATTCTTTTGGAAGTCGGGAGACAATTACAGCACTAAAACAAACTGCAAGAACAGTAACAAGACTTGTAATAACATCAGCACCAATCTGAGTACGAGGGACAAAAGAATATGGAAAAAGTTCGCGAAGACGGGAAAAGTGTTGTTTTACCACATCCCAAGCCTGCATAGCTAAATCGGATCCAACATTCAAAGAACACAAAAGGTCAATAAACAAAGCACAAAGTGCTTTAACATCTTTCATCCCAATGCGCACAGCAATAAAGATTTTACAACAAATCGAAACACAACGTTGAATCACACTCTGAGAAGCAACTCCAAGACTACGCAATACAGCATTACAAGAATTAACCATCTCTTCCATTCCTTCAGTTGGAAACTTATGATGAAGGTCGACAGTAATTTTTGAATCAAACAAAGCCTGAGCACGAACAACGCTAAGAGGTCGAAGTCGAGAAACAATCGCATTATAATCTTTATCACGGATGTTAAGCTTAACAGAGAAAATACCATCAGCAGTACGAATAGAATAAGTCATAAGTTTTCCTTCTGTAGAAGAAAAGAGAGGGATCACTTTAATCGTATGCGCATGGATAAGTCCAAGAAATTTTGAATTTGCAGCAGCAAAATTAGATTCGAGAACAAGTTGCTTCAGGACAAAACGCCTAAGGGTGTTATTTCGCGTTTTGTCTATGAGTTGTTCAAGTTGCATCTGGTCGAAGCGAGTTCGAGTTCCAATTTGTGCACGAATCTTAAAACGAAAATCCATTGGATCAATTTCTTTCTTGCTCTGTCCATGAGCGCACCAAACATGAGCACAAAAAGTTTCCAAAGATTTGAAAACAATGTTATCACACTTGATTACATTACACTTAAAAGGTTTTAGGAGATCACAAGTTGCCAAATGGCTACTTGATTGATGCCAATCAATGGCTTCTCCGCAAAGGCAAACCACCAATGCTTCACAGCGAGTATTCGCTAAGTGTTGAATCTGTGCTTTCACAGATTTGTGAGTTTTATTGCAAACTTCACACATTTTGGGATTTTTGACCATGCGGTCAATAACAACTTTGTGGGAGGGAGAGGAATATTGAATTGAACACTCCATGAGGGCAATCGCACATGTTCCCAAACGACACAAGCACCTTCTCGTCGTCTTCGGGGTTCCTAAAACCAATAGGAATCGAATCAGAGAAAACACAAATGCCAGGGAGCTTCGTTGAGTCCGCACCGCATGTAGCGAGACGATACGGAACATCTTGACTCTCACTCGTTACCCATATGACTTACCGGTGCTACCGTCTAGTCAAAGCGTTGAGAAACTATGGGGACGAAATAAGTATCGTCAAACTCTCGGAACATTCTTCTGAGAACTTCATCTTTTTGCACGTTCAGCATTTAAGTATGAACAGCAGAGACATATCCGAAATTTTGGTTGAGCAATTATCATAACCTAAAAAGAAATTATTAAAAGATTTAAAAGCCAACCACGCAAGGTGGGCGATGCCAACTACATGTACTACCTTGAAGAAACTTCAAAATTGCACGTGTAGGGGAGTTTTAAATACCGTGTGTGGGAAGACCC